CAACAGCGCGTCCTTGAACGCGGCGTAGAAGTTCATAAAGCCGTCGTTCTGCTGGCTCCAGACGTGGTTGACGGCGTCGGTCTCCTGCTTCGCCGCGGCCTCGTCCTCCGGCCCCGTCGGCGTGAACATCACGACCCGGTCGCCCGACGTGAACGTCCGCAGCAGCGAGGGCATCGTCCACTCGACGACCTCGAGCACGTCCTGCGTCACCGCGCGGCTGTGCGTCGGCGGCAGGCTCGCGTCCATCGAGTAGCCCTCGCCCCGGTACGACGACATGGCGTCGACGCGGTCCTGCGCGAGCGTCGTATTGCTCCACTGGACGGCGTCGTCCAGTTCAGCTTTAACGAGGCCCTCCACCTCCGCATCGGTCATCTTCGCCATGTCAGAACCTTTGAAGCTCGAGAGTTCGGTGGGTGTCGTGCGAGATGTAGACGCTGGTCCGGCGCGTCTGCCTGTCCAACACCAGCGAGCCGGCCTCGCCGCGCGAGATCAGCCTGTCGACGTACCGGCGCAGCCGCTTCCACTCGGACTCATCGGCCACGAGAATGCGCGAACTCTGCGGGCAGCTCGCGCTCGGGTTTGTGCCGAGCGCGAGCGAGATGTGGTGGGCGAGCGTCTCGGCGGTGTCGTGCAGCATCACCGCTTCCCCTTGCGCGCCGGCAGCTTGGCGCCCTTGGGCGTCTTGCCGACGAACTCCTTGGCGACCGAGACGGGCACGCCCGCCTTCTTCGCGAACGCCGGGTTGTGCGCGGCAGCCTGCATGAGACGGAGTTGGGCCTTGGACTTGGCTGGCATCACACGAACCCCAATTGCGGATACTTCAACGGCGTGACCGCTTGTCGCATCGCCAGGGGAGAGCGGTCCCCCAACCGCGGCAGCCCGAGAGCCAGGTACCGGAAGGCGTCGGCAGCGTGGCTCGACCAGTCATGGACCGGCCTGGGACTGAAAACCTTGCGCTTAGGATCGTACTCCGATCGGTAGGCTGTCAAGGCCCGCACTCCGAGCGCGCATTTCTTCTCGTCGAACCAGCAGCGCGGGAGGATCTGCCTGACGGCGTTGATCCCGTCCGCGACGGTCTGCGCCGACAGGATGATGGTCTGCCCGACGCCGAGCGACTGGAGCGTCTCGACGCGCGAGCGCCCCGAGCCCAGCTCGCGCACCGCAGCGTCGTGCGGCAGGATATGCATGCCGTAGACGTAGCGCCTCGATCGCAGTTCGTTGACGTAGAAGTCGAGCCCGACGCCGGAGTTCTCGACGTAGTCGATCAGCCTGATCTCGCGGTTGACAAGCTGGACGAACCAGATCGCCGTCGCGTCGTCGATGCCGAGGTCCCACGCGGTATGCACGCTGAGACCGGGCTCGAAGGGCACGGCCGCGACGCGCGACGCGGATCGCACCACTTCCATGTCCTTGCCGTAGTAGGCACCACTGACGGGCGCGGCGAACGAGCACTCGAACTCCTGCGCGTACTCCTCCGCGCTCTTGGTCGCGCGCTGGTTCGCCAGCTCGTCCTCCGGCAGAACGCCGGTCTCCGACGCCTTGAGCAGCCGATGAAACCACGCGCCCGACGTGTCGGCCTTGGCCTCCTCGTACACGGTGCGGAAGTGGTTTTCGCCACGCGGCGTGCCGATGAAGATCACCCACCCGCGCCGGTCGGCGAGTGCGGGCGACACGACCTGCGTCCACATCGTCGGGTCCATGTCGGCGTACTCGTCGAGCACGACGCCGTTGAACCCGAGCCCGCGAGCCGCGTCGACGTTGTCCGCGCCGAACAACTGGATGCGCGCGCCGCCGACGAGATCGAGGCGAAGCTCCGCCTCGTTGACGGAGCCTGGCGCGACGAACGGCTCCGCGTAGTGCTTGAGCAGGTCCCAGGCGATGTTCTTCACCTGGTTCCTCAACGGCGCGATATAGGCGAAGTGCGGTCGCGCCGATGCCGGGTCGCGCACGACGCGCAGCGCGGAGCCGATGAGCTGGTTGATGCTGAGAGTCGTCTTGCCGAACCGACGGTGGCAGACGAGCACGTTGAACCGCCTGAGCGCCGCGTGGATCTCCGCCTGAAGCGGGCGCGGCTCGTAGCGCATGCGAACGGACGAAGGGGGAGGCGCGGGAGCGTCCGCGGAGCGCGGGGGAGGGTCGGGCTCGGGCGGCTCCGGCGGGAGGATCTCCGCCGGCGGCGCGGCGATCTCGGCGAGCGCCTCGCGACGGGTCGCGGGAGTGAGAGACGCCCGCCGGGGCCGGCCGCGCGCCATCAGATGTCGCTCTTGAACGTGTGAATGACCTCGGTGACGAGCGGCATCTTAGGATCGTTGGCGATCTGGAGCGGCAGCACGCGACCGAGAAGGCCCATGAACAGCTGCGGCTCCTCGCGGCCGATGGCGACGAGATAGTCGACGCCGCCGAGACGACGCAGCGCCTCGACCGTCATCTCCCTGATCGCGCCCGCCTTGCGCGCCGGCTTGAGCGACGCATACGACGGCGGCAGCACCTCGACGGGATGGAACTCAGCGGTAGGACCAGGGTCCTGAGCGGAGGAACGCTTCCTTGCCATAGGTCGAAGATCCTATGGGAGAGGGCGGGGCGTCAAGCGAAGGCCGGATGGGACCCGGACGATGAGGGGGTGGAGGTGGGGCGTCAAGCGTCATTGTCGCTTGACTCGTTGCGTGGGCTTCATTGCGCCGCCCCTCATAGCGCATTGCGCTTCGAGGAATGCGTTGGGCGTACTGCGCTCCACCGCCCGCCCTTGGGTCCCGGATGGGACCCTGACGCTGCCGCCGGGGATCTCGAGCCCGGCGCACGGCGCACCGTCCGAGCTGGCGATGCGCGATGCGCGATGCGCGATGCGCGATGCGCGTCACCTCAAGGCGCGTCGTCAAGGTGGCCAGGGTAGTACGGCGAGAACGCGCGCTCCGCCGCTGGCGCCTCGCGCCAATAGATCGTGTCCGCATCGTAGACAAGCTGCGCGGTCAACTCGTTGTCCGAAAAGTCGGCGATCGTCTCGCCCGGTGAATTACCGTTGACGATGAATACCGTTCCGACCTTGCGACCGCGCGCGTCGCGAATGAGCAACGTTGCCTCGTCCACCCCAGTCGCGTGCTCCACGATCGCCGCGACGTCGCGCGACGACTTAAGCGACCATTCGCCACCATCGAAAACGCTGATGGCGTAACCATCGGCGCGCGCCACCTCGGCGAACGCGCGGATCATACGAACATCGTGTTCCATCACCATCACTCCCTTTCATCGCCGCGCGATTGCGGCATGCGCGGAGTATCGCGCGCGCCGCGCGTCGCGCGCAGCGCAAAGAACGCATGGATGTATTGCGTATTGAGCATTGCGGCATTGTCACTTGAACGTCGCGTGGCGCGTGGCGCCTAGACACAGCGCGCGGTGCGCGTCAAGCAAAAAGCGACATAGGTAAGCCACCCTGACCTACTTTTATACAAAATGAGGCTTTCCTCAACTCGTCACGATCCGTGCCAACCCGCGATGCGCTAACCGCTAACCCTCCGCGCCGCGCGCTGAACCCGCCGGCGCCAGCCGACACACCGCCGACACACAGCCCGAACAGGTGCGGCCGTGCCGGGGATAGGCGAGAAACGTAGATTTGACGGGCACCGACACGGGCGGCACAGGGTGACACACTGGTTTTTTCCTATTACTACGCGCGAACCCCCGCCCCGCTTTCAAGAATTAGCTTTTCATGAAAAAGTCGAAAAAAACCCCTATACGCAAGTAGAGAAAAGACCCCCTTCCCCCTGTGTCGGGTGTGACAACCCGCATTTTTATTGGTTTTTCCGCGCGTCGCGCACACCACGCCTACATTCGGGGGTCTTAACCCGTTGATCCGCCGCGAAACCCGTCAAAACTCGACCCTGTGCCGGCACGCGCCATGCTGCACTGCATCCTAATGAAATCAATGAAGCCTAGGCCACCTAACTATCTCGATGTGCGCTGCACATTGCCGCGCAACGTGTTGACGCGCCTACACATAGTGCCGATTTTCAAGGTCCCTTGACTCGGTTGTGTCGGTGTGTCGGGTGCCCCTTCCTCCCGCACCGCACCATTTCCCACCCATCTCGCGCCCCTCGCATACCTGCCCCGCGCATCGCGCATAGGGTGGCCTCGGGTACCCCCGCGCCCCTAGACCCCCCGCCTTGGCCTCCCTAGGCGGTTTTAGAGGCATCCTAGCGCCCCTCCCCCGTGGCGCCGTCGCCCGCATTTCTGGTAGGTTGGACTCGCCATGCGTCGCATCGCGTCATCCGCCCTTCGGTCCGTCGAGTTCAAGTATCGGCGGGTCGGTCCCGAGCTTCGATGCAGTTACTGCGGAGATACCGGAGACACCATCGACCACGCTGTACCGCGATCCCACGTCCGCGAACACATTCGCGCCTATCGTCGCAACTGGTTCCCGAAAGTCGCGGCCTGTGCGGAGTGTAACAGCCTGCTAGGCGATCAGGTTGACGCGACTTTCCACGAAAGGAAACGGCGGGTGGCGGATTGCCTGCGCGCCCGCTACGCCAAGGTCTTGCTTGCCGGCGGTTGGGACGAGACTGAGCTTGTGGAGCTTGGCTATTCGCTCAGACACAGCATCGAAGCTGCCATGTATGCAGGCCGTCGTGCGGCGAGTCGCATCGCTTTCGCCAGCATCGGCGCTACTGCGGACGTGCCCGATGATCTGTTCGGCCTTTTCACGTCGCAGGACGACGCCGAATAGCGCCCCTTCGGCGTCCAAACCTATGCGCGCCGCGCGACCCAGCTCCGCGGTCTTTGCGCTGCTCATCCCTCCCCTCTCGCGTCACTATCCCTCCCGTCGCCGTGGCCGGTCGCCCATCGGCCGGCCTAGGTGAGCGCGGCAATGGTGCTGCGCGAGAAAGGGAGCATGAGACATGGCTACAAAACGCAAGGCGCAACCCGCGCCGTCGACATGCCGCTGGCATCTGATCGGCTGCGGCTTCAACGGCTGGCATGCTCGCGGCTTTTCGCCTAGCGGCAATGCCGCCAGCTCGTCAAACGGCGACTTGATGCCGCAACCCTGGTGGGCGGGCGGTTTCACGCGAGGCTATCTCGAGGATGCGGTTGATGGCGGCTGGATCTACGACGCCAAGCACCTCGAGGGCGCCGCGGCTGACGCTTTCGCCCGCTTCATTATCGGCGGACCGCTGGTC